AAGTCAATGAAAATCAAAGAACCAAGTCAATGAAAATTATTATTTTTCTCAGAAGAATGAGAAGTCATCACCAATTAAAGGTTCTTGTGTAATAATACATTAAATAAAAAAGATTGAATTTTTTATTTTTTACCTGCCTATATTTTAACGAGTTTTCATTCAACACTGTTACACGTCTTTTTATGTTTTTCATTCCAATGCTCTATTTGGCATTCATTAGAACAATAACGAGTCGCACCCTCACACGTGCCACCACATTTCTTTGTTGTTTCGCTCATTACATTACAATTTGAACAGACATATGTTTTTGGAATTGCTTTGTTTGTTTTCTTGTAAATATAATTCATCGCTTTTACCCATCCTGCTTTGAACCCCGAACGCCATTCATAATTACATCCTTCACATCCAAAATATTTTTCATGTTCTTTTTCTACTGATTGTGATTCGCCCGCATAACAATAGCATTCTTTATCACACTCACATTCACATTCATCATCGGTTTCTTCCTCACTTAGCACATAATCTTCATCATCGTCACCATCACCGTCTGACACATATTCGCGCTCTTTTTCTTCTGCTTCGTGGCAAATATGCCCTTTGTCGCGGTTTTCCGCGATAGCATTCTTAATTTTACTACTATACTTTTGATATATATCGCTTACTTTTATTTCTTTATTTTCTACAGAATCATTGCTTTCATATACTTTATTCACTTTTTTGACTCGCTTGGTCAAAATACTTTGAATAAGCGAAACACATTCTTGGCAGCGGTTAAACACTTTTTCAGATTTCAAAGTAGACTCCATTTTAGATAAATTTATTCGTTTGTTCGTTTGTTCGTTTGTTCGTTTGTTCATAAATCTATCTTTAAAATCTATTTCAATTTTTTGAAATTACTCTTAAATTTAATTAAAAAAAATGAAAATTTTATTCTCTTCGCCTGGAATTGAACCAGGGACCAGCGGTTATTTGTCATTATTTGACTTTTATAAATATTTATAACTCTACAGACCGCCGCTCTACCAACTGAGCTACAAAGAGGTTTATTTTTCATTTTTTATAACAAAAATTCCTTTTTATATAATGTTTTTGTTTACAATTCAGAAATGTCATCTTTTTTCTTTTTCATAAATACAGTTGTAATGTTCTGAAAATAATTAACAATTTTTTAATTTTATTTTATATTTAGTATCCTATAAAGTATAAGAGAAATAATAAAACAACCCCAACAATTAAATATCATGTTTGCCAAATCATTATTCATATAGATTTCCATCTTTTCAAGTGGCGTGAATAAAAACATCCATGGACCCCACCATTTCTTTTCATTCCATAATTTCTGTTCTATTCGTGTTATTATACACCCTTTGAAATAAAAATGAAATATAAAAATAATTATCCATATCGCAACTGATACATAAAAATAAATATTTATTTTTCCTATCATTAAATACACTAATGGAATTCCTGTTAATAACCAATGAAATAATACTAATATGTACCCATTTATTATTATTTTATTTACATGTTCTTGATTTAGTGCTGTTTTCGGAGTAAGTAAATATTCACCATAATCTGTTATCTTTTGCGTATTTATTTTTCTTTCTTCTAATGAAAACATTTTGATTTATTATTTTAATGTTATGTTATTATTATTACTACTATTTATATTTATTTTTATTATATAAAATAAATATAAACTATTTGTTTTTTTTGTTATTATATTTACAGACACATTTTTTCATTATAATTCTTTAAATGTTGTTCAATATAATCTTCAATATTAATTGTCATTAAATTCAGTTTATTTTTATACGAATAATCGCTTCTTGGCATTGGAACACTTACTATAACTGATATTGTTGGTTCTGTTGCGATGTAATCTTCTATCTTAAACTCATCGTTTGGATATTCGTGTTTGATATAAATATAATCTAAACCATTTGAATTATTCTTTCTAATAGTATTCTTTTTTTGCGTCCATCCATAGAATTCAAATATACTATTTATCCTATGAGAATTCATAAACTTTTATAATATATCGCCATATTACATTTAAATATGTTATTAAATAATATTACTTAAAACAGATAGCATCATTATGAAAATAAAAATATAGTTTTCAATATATATAGCAATGTTTCTTGAATATGTTATTCCTGCGGTGATAATGTTATTTTTAGATGTTTTATATTTAACAAATATAGGCGGTCGTATGTTTGGTAATATGGTAAAGAATATACAAGGACACGAAATAAAATTAAATATTTATGGAGCAATTGGCGCATACACGTTAATGTTAGTCGCACTATACAAGTTTATACTTGTTGATAGAAAATCTCCAACAGACGCATTTATATTAGGGTTATGTATTTATGGTGTATTTGATTTTACCAATTATACAATATTTAAAAAATATGATATGTTTGTAGGAGGATTAGATATATTATGGGGCGGAGTATTATATTATGTTGTTACTTGGTTAACATATAAAACATATAAAATAATAGGCATTAGGCATTAGGCATTAGGCATTAGGCATTATGGTTGTTTAGTTCGTTTTCCAATGATAATAACATTTTTTATTTATAATATATTATGTGATAATATATTATCACATAATTCATAAAAATACGGTAAACATCTCAAAAAGTATTTGAATTAATACAGTTATATAAAAATAATGAATATTTATTTTGCAAGTGGTGAGGTTTGAACTCACGAAGCAAATATGCACAAGATCTTAAGTCTTGCCCCTTTGACCGCTCGGGAACACTTGCTAATATTCTATTATTCCAATATATCCATATGGGGACTCGAACCCCAAACCTTGAGATTAGAAGTCTCACGCGCTATCCATTGCGCTATACGGATCGATTGAATGATTATTAAGTATTTACTTAGTCAATACTCATTCATTCGCTCGTTCGCCTACTGACAATTTTAATAAAAAAGAGCGGTATTATTTGGTTAGTTATATGAATATAGAATTTAATTATTTTTATACTTAATATTGCAGTTATCCTAAAAATATAATCCTTAATTATTGCGGATTGTTCAGATTATTTTTCTACCTATTCACTTATCTTTTGTGCTTAATCCGTCCTCTTGTGCTTCGCCCGTCCTCTTGTGCTTCGCCCGTCCTCTTGTGCTTCGCCCGTATTAATCTGGGTTACTTGTCTATGAGATTTATATGGTTGCGTCCCATAGACATACTATATATATGAATATTCTTTAAATCCTTTATTTAAATATTTTTGATTAATAACCATTCGGCGGCCAGTTTTCACAGTCTGGAAAAAATCTACATTCATTACACAACTTTTTATTATCTTTTACAAAATGAATTATATCTTCTTTTGTCATTTCTTCCCGACACTCAAAACATTCAACCCATTCATTTTCTTTATCACTTTTATCACTTTTATCACTTTTATCACTTTTATCGCTCTTAGTATTATCCATTTACTATTATGTATAAATATATATAAAAGTATTTATATATATTTATATAAATACTTTTAATCGCAACATATATGAAACATATTAATTTATTTTCTAAAACAAACACAAATGAAATATCTTCAAACACCATAACAAAAAATAATGTTCCTTACTTTGATACCTTATTATTGAAAAGTTGTAATCACCCTTTATGCGAATCTACACAATTTGTAAAACAGAAATTGTTTGTTTCTTTATTTAAGGCATTAGATAATAACATGTCTAAAAATAAATAAATATATATATATAAATATAGAAAATATGAATATTATAAAATCAAATAATAAATTTAAATATTATTATGATTACTACCCTAAAAAAATGCCCGATTATTTGGCGAATTTAACTTATAATATAGAATTTTTTTATAAAAAAAATAAAAATGGTTCATCTATATCAAATGTCGAATCTATTTTTTGGGATGATATTAATTATTTACTTTCTGACCCAAATAAATACTCTATTTTAAAAAAATGGAAATACAGACGGTCTTTTTTATTAACTGAAAAAGAACATCAAAATAATACTACGATATTTGGGTCTAACTATACATGGCGGGAGAGTTTTATTCTAGGATTACTTATGTTCGAATACCATTAATTTGAATACCATTAATTTGAATACCATTAATTTCACATTAAATATTTAAACTTCATATATCATTATGAATTGTTTTCGTTTTTTTTATTGATTTCTTTTACTACGCGTTCTATGACACAATCATATTCTTTATCTAGACATAACAATTCTTTCAGTATACTTATTTTTAACTGATTAAATACGTTTATTGTATGAAAACTTTTATTTTTTATTTGATGTTCATGATTCATTTCATGATTTTCATAATATTCTTCTTGTGTTTTTGTAACATATACATCTAATTTTTTTTTCATTAGATTGAATATTTCAATATCTTCTGGATAGTATTTCAAATAAAATTCTATATCATAATGTAAATCTTTGAAAAAATCTATATAATTATTACTGTCTAATGGATATTTATTTAATAATAATACATAATAATTTGGATACGGCATGTTATATGGTCTTTTATAATTTTTAAACTGATGATATGTTATTGACCAAAACTCAAATGGTTGCCCATCATCGCGATAAAATACTATTCCGTTTTCTTCTTTTTTTTTATTTAAATTATTTTTAAATGTTTCCATTGCTGTCTCATCTACACATTTTTTTACTTCCACATGGTATTTAAACACTTTATCTTCAATTAAATTCGGCACTTCTAATTTGGGATTATTTATATCTGTTATGTATGTTAGAATAATTTGTCTATCAGTTGTAATGACGGCATAATAACATTTGCCTTCTTCTAATAATTCATAGTTTATTTGGTCTTTTAATTCTGTTTCACTCATTATTAAATCATGTGGATAAATAACACTTTCTAATGAAATTATCACATTATTGTGATTATTGATTTTGCACGATGTCTCTGTATCTGTCTCTGTATCTGTCTCTGTATCTAGAGATAAAGAATATTTATAAACTCTAACTTGTGTTCCTTTTAATTTTAAACTATAATAATTTATTTTATTTTTGTTTAGTTCAAACTCATCATAATCCATAATTGGTAATATTTCTCCACAACAAACATTTTTACCATTCATATCAATAATTTTTCCTTTTTTAAATGTTAGTGTTATATCATCATAACAATCGTGTGATGTATTATCTATATAAAGAAATCCTTCATTTACAATATCTTCCGGTTCGTGAGAATATGAGTCATGAGTATTCATTTTGTTTTATCTTTTATGTTTTATCTTTTATGCGTTATGCTTATATATTTTTAATTTTTAATCAATTCAATTTTTTAATTAATTAAAAATTGAATTGATTTAACTGCTAATTAATAACACTATTAAGAAACATATATTAATAATGAATTCTACTTATATGTGCTATTGTGGTTGTAATGTGGTTTTTAATGTAAACTCTAATATTAGAGGTGCATTAATTCGATTCCATGAGTTATATTTTATACTAGAAGATAAACTTTATAATGATAATTGGGAAAATTATATTGGAGGATTAATCACATGGGGTGAATTCAAAAATAAAATTATTGGTAAAATTCAAAGTATCAATAATAATCATCCAATCAGGGACAATAATAATCATCCAATCAGGGACAATAATAATTATCCATTCCCAAATGTTTGGTTACATTTATATAATCAATATATCCGCGACGACTCATACCAAAATATTCATCATCACGCTTTAATGCAAACTATCTACATTTACTGATTTTAAGTGTTATAAAAGTATTTGAATTTATTTAAAAAAAATAGAAGAATGAATATAATTTCAAAAGAAAAATATTTGTTTTTTATTAATCATCTATAAATGCTCCCAGCGAGGCTCGAACTCGCGACAAACGGCATATAAGACCGGTACTCTGCCAACTGAGCTATGGGAGCGCAGTAAATACATGATTAAAAAAAGACAATTTGATATTTTTATTCTTTCTCATTCATACATATCACACTGTCTTTATATTATTTTTTTATAATTTATTAAATTTATCATTGTAAATAACTTTTTCTATTAATATCTAAACTTGCTAACCATTCTTCTTGGTCATCGCCCCATCCATCATTTTTTAGTTCTTGCTCTTGCTGTTGCTGTTGCTGTTGCTGTTGCTGTTGCTGTTGCTCTTGCTGTTGCTCTTGCTGTTGCTCTTGCTCTTGCTGTTGCTCTTGCTGTTGCTGTTGCTGTTGCTGTTGCTCTTGTGATTCGACAATTTCTTCTTTTAATGTTGGCAATATTGATACAGTTGGATTTCGAATTGGTCTCGTATTCAGTCCACACGATACTGGCGATTGAATTGACAGAACTCGTCGTTTATTTTCCTCATGTTTTTGCGATTGGAGTGGTGTTTTTACAATTTTACTAAGATAAGGAAAATTGTTCTCGCATTTTGTAACTCCTTCACATACTTCTACCGCAATTTTCAAACTTTGAAAATATTTTTTGGGAGTTTCCTTATTTTCCTGCTTTTTTGGCATTTCTTTTTCCTTTTTTAATAATTCAGGACAATATTTTGTGGTATGTTCTGCTTTTTGTTTACAGTACCCACACACGATATTCAATAAATACGGACACGTGGTTTTACCTGTTACTTTATCACGAATTGCGTGATAAAAGTCTTTCTTACCTGACATACAACACAACTTACATGTTAGTTGTTGCTTAGTGGATGCCATTTTGCTTTGTTTTGTTTTGTTTTGTTTTGCTTTGCTTTGCTTTAGTAGTTGGGTAATCATTCATTCTCCTTGAAAAGGATTTCAATTTTTAAAAGATTTTTATTATCATACATTTAAGGTGGTTAAAATGACATTTCTTTTATCTTTTTATCTTTTTATAAATAAAATGCAGTTTAAACGTTTATTTAAACAGTCTTCTGACTTGCTTTTCAGTAAACTTCCCCATTTAATTTTCAAAGATATCAGTCATGTTTTTATGACTTTTTTCGCAATTTTTATTAATTTGTTTAAAAATATTGGACAATTTTTCATGTCTTTTATTTTAATGATTCGAAATTTTTTTATCATTATTCAGGAATTTTTTCAAATTGTTGGCGATATTTTTTAATATTTTTTTTATACATTTTATTCCATATTGTAGAACCAAAAAAACATGCAAAAGATTTACAAAATGGTTCTATTTTTTTGGTAGTAAAAAACATATTTAATACTATTTTACATTCAAAAAATAAAGACAAAAAATATTCATAAGAGAGAAATTCATATTTTATTTTATTTTATTTTATTTTATTTTATTTTATTTTATTTTATTTTATTTTATTTTATTTTATACTTTATATATATATATATATAATGTTTTTTAATGATGATAATTTAGAGTTATATTATGGCGTAGTCGCAATCCTTATTATTATTTTGAATTTACTTGATGTTGGATTACCTAAAAATGTATGGTCTATTTACGGGTTAATTGGTGTTGTTCTTTTAATTTTGAAAAATGTTAAAAAAACAAATTAAAAATGTTAAAAAAATTGAACTCCCTCAACCATAAAGAGAGAAATTCATTTTTTTATTCTTTTTTATTCTTTTTTATTCTTTTTTATTCTTTTTTATTCTTTTTTATTCTTTTTTATTCTTTTTTATTCTTTTTTATTCTTTTTTATTCTTTTTTATTCTTTTTTATTCTTTTTTATT